AAAAACATAATAATCTTTATATTTTTTAAGATTAATCTTTTTGTAATGCGATTTAAAATTACCCTCAAGGCAATCTTGATGAGCTTCAATTTTAGTTTTAATCGACCAAATCGTTGCTCTATTCGTCCCAAGCTTTTTGGCAATTTCTGTTAAAGTTTTACCCTCCACCAAACCAAGTTTCTTGATTTTTTGGAGAATTGTAAAATGCTGGGTTTGGGTTTCATTGTTCATACATTAAAAAATTCGTTAATAATATCATCATCGGTTTTGACAACTTCTTTTTCTTCTTCTTCTTTTTTTTTCAATTCCTGTTCTCTAAAAAGCAATTCAATTTTTTCTATAATAAGCTCAACTTCATTTATATTTTTGCGTGAATTAGATATTAATTTATCGCTTATTAAAACTGTTTTTTCTTTTTGTAAATAAATTTTTGGTAAAGCAGGTATATGTTTATTTAAAACAATACCCAATGGATAAAATAAAAAACCTACTTCTGATTTATGAATTTCCTCACCTTCTTCAATTAATTTATCTATTTTGTTATTTAATAGTTTAAAAAAATCAGACCTAGCAGGGTCATTAATTTGCTCTTGAAGATGTTTATCTTTGTTATTTTTTAAATATTTGTTTACGGCTTTTTCTATTGTCATACTATCTCCCCTCGCTCATTTCCCAAAGCTTCTCGGCTTTAGTAGCTTCATCTATTTCTATATCTTCACCAAAACTATTTTCAATCTCGTCCCAAATTTTATTGACATATTTCTTCGGCAAATACACTTCGCAATTCTCCATGTTATAAAAATATATTTCTCGATACTCCTCTTTGTCGCCCCTAGGGTCAATGTCATCTTTAATAAAAGATTTAACAGCATTGTCAATAAATGTTTCAAACGCTTCTCTAATATTCTTTCCAGCTCCCTCAATGCCATATTCTGTGTTATGGAATCTTATTTCCTGCTTTGCTCTAATTAGTCTTTTCATTTCCGAAATACACAAAAGTTTTTGTAATTCTTGCTGTATTTCAAGATTTTCTTTATCAGTCAAAGCCTCGATATAAGGCACGGCTGGAGAATTTAACGATTGCTTAGTTTTAGCAATCCCATAAGCAACATAATTAACGCCTAGGATTCCTGTTTGTTCGTCATATTCGCAGGCTTGGAAAAGATTTTCACGCCATGTCCAAGCATCTTGTCCCCTAAATTTATATTTAATTTTAACATATCTTGTTCTTGCAAAAATTTCCTCTTTGTTATTTACTAAAATATAGTTTTTCATAGTTTTAAAATTTAAGTTAATATTGCCTTTTTACTTTGGCTGACGGAGCAGGACTCGAACCTGCGACATTAGAGTTAACAGCTCTACGCTCTACCAACTGAGCTATCCGCCAATATATATTAACAAAGCCCCGCATACTCTTTCGAGATTTCTTCCTGCACCTCACGACTAAGCTTGAGCCTATCCGCTTTGTTATGCCCTCTATATTTCCCTCATTAGTTTTTTTAGTAGTGTCGCAATCAATATAATCAAGCTTGTTTTAATTGTCAAGTATTATTTTGATTTTTTTTATAATAATTTAAAATTAAGTTGTTTTTTACAAATAACATCATCGATAAACTCATTGCCGACAAGGTTATCATCGGCACTTGATAATATTATTTTAGTTTTAGTAATATCTTTTATATCTTTAGCAATTTCTAGCCCTAATTCACCATTAAGATTATTATCTAATACGATTAAGTCATAGTTATTACTTTTTAATAATTCCAATGCCTCATGCTTAAATTCAACACAAGTCGTTATATGTCCCGCTTCTTTAGCTTGTTGCTTCCAAATAAAAGTCATAAATTTGCAATCTTCGATTATTAAAATGTTCATGATGTTGCAATAATGCCCAAGAATAAAATTGAGCAATAAATTATGGTAATTGTTAGCATATTACTCCTTATAAAATATTTCATAAATTTTTTTAGCTTGTTTATCAGCCGACATTTTTAATGCTAGCCAATCTTCATCGCTCATATTCATTCTTGACTCAATTTCTTGAAACGGCTCTAATAAACTTGCTATTTTTTGTTGCATTTCAAAATCAATAATATTGTTATCAATTACCATTTGTGCTATTTCATTAATAACAATGATTGCTTTGTGAGTGTTTACTTCTTTAGTTTGTTTATTTGCTAGTTCATAAATCGCTTCTTTAGTTAAAATATCAAGTCTATTATTAATTCGTTTTAATCGCTCTTTTTTATTATATTTATCCAAAATTTCTAAATAACAAGATTCACATATTTTAAAAAAATCATTAGTGTTTCTTGTTATTCCATTTAAAGCCAATGTTCCTAAAAAATAAGGAAATACAGCAATTTTAACTAGGTTATTATCTGATATATAACTCATATTATAATACCCCCTTTTCTTTCAATAATAGCCACATTCTGCCAGCGGTATCTGCTAGTGATTCGTTGTTAAATTTCTTAAATATGCTAATATCTTGCATATATCCGAACTCATTAAAATAACGATTCGCATCATCAGAAGTTTCTATATCACAGCAACGATAATAGATTTCGTATTTATCAATTTTTAACCTTTCTCTAAATTCTCTAACTTCGCCATCTTCATTGCTTTTATATTCTCTTGTAATAAAATCAGGCAAAGCATCAATTAGCGTCTCAAGGTCATAAGCTTTTATTTTAACTAATGATTCAGGCACTGAGTGAGATTGTGAAATATGTATCTTAATTAAATCCTTACCTAACTCGCACCAAAAAAAACTTGACTGAGCCTCAAACCCCGCTTCTTTTAGTTTTTTTGATATTTCGTAAGATGTTGTTTTCATATTAATTTTCCTCCTTTGGATTGAAAAAATGTTTGTTGTTTCGATAAACAGTTTTAACAAATAAAGTCTCTTTAATCTCATAATAAGTTTCCTTCTTTAACATTTTTGAAGGAACCCAATCTTTAATATCAAATTTAACAGGTATCAATAGTTTATCACAAATTCCAATATCACCCTCTTTCGGTTCAAAAATATGCTCTGATTCTGGCTTAACATAAATTTTTGTTATAGCAGGTGTCATGTTTTTCAAATAATTATCGTTTGATAAATCAACACTAAGTTTAATCTCTGTATCACATTTTACACCAAATTCTATATTCATGTAAAGTGCTTGAATCAGGCAATCGTAATAATATTTTTTTTCCATAGTTTATTTATTTAAGTTGTTAAAGTTGTTTATTGGAATTATTTAAAATAGCTTCTTTGAGTTTTTTAAATTTACTTACGACATAGTTTCCAAAAATATTCTTTTTTTCTGTTTTGGCGATTAAAGCATATAATTGATTTTCAAACTCTTCGTATTCTTTCTTAACCAATTCTTTTATTTCTCCGCCAGCTTCTTTTAAAGCTAAATCTATAATTTTTTTATTTAGATTAACTTTCATAGAAACTTTGCTACCTTTGATTTGCATTTCGCCGATGTAATATTGCAGATAATAACCATTGTAATGTCCGCCAACCTCTGGATTATTATTGTAGTTTAAATTTTTAACTTCTTTATCTTCAATTATTTCTATATGTTTATTATTTTCTAAAAATTCTTTTTTGTCTTTTTTTAATTTTTCCAAATAAATTTCATTATATAAACCATTAAATTCTACAAAATATTTTTCTTGTATTTTTATTTCTATTTTTTCAATTTTCATAATTTATTTATTTAAGTTGTTAATAACCTCTTCCACCTTATCAAAAGTGAAATCGGTTTTCTCTTTTATAATATCATTCATTTTCTTAAAATTGCCAGCTTCAATTAAATTCTGATATTGCTTAATACTCTCAAAATATTTAATAAAAATATCTCGATTGTGATGATAAAATTTTGCATTACTTGCATTATTTAAAATTCTTTCTTGTATTTCTTTAATATGTATCATTTTTAACCTCCGAAAATTGTGATTGTTTACCATTAAATCTAAATTTAATATCTCCGCATTCGCCTTCGCGATTCTTAGAAACAATTATATCAGCTAAGCCTTTTACATTATTGTAGCATTTAAGCCAATCTTCATAATGCTTTGAGTGTTCAGGAACTTTTTCACGCTCCAAAAAATACTCTTCTCTATGCGTAAACATAACTATATCGGCATTTTGTTCTATAGCTCCTGAGTCTCTTAAATCACTTAAGATTGGTCTTTTATTTTCTCTCGAATCTCCAGCCCGTGATAGTTGTGATAAGGCAACAACAACAATATTAAAATCTTTTGCTATTTTCTTTAAACCTTCCGCAATTCTTGATATTTGTTGCTCTCTTGAAAATTCTTTACCTGAGCTTGCGATAAGTTGTAAATAGTCAATACAAACCATCTTAATATCAGATTTAAGCATTGCTCGTTTAATCTTGCTTCTAATAGCCAAAATAGTTAAACCATTTTCTTGGTCGATTATCAAATTATAATTTTTCCAAGTATGGCGGTTATTTTCTAAAGCCATTGAATCGCCTTCAGATATTGCTCCAATTTTTAACCTGTAAGCACTCACACCAGTTGTTTCATTTAAAAACTTTCTCGCTAAGCTTTTATCAGAAACTTCCATTGAAAAAAACATAACACCATGATTTAAAGAAACATTTTTAGCAAAGTTAAGGCAAAATGTAGTTTTACCGCTCGAAGGTCTTCCCCCGATTATTACTAAATTTCCTAATTCAAAGCCACCAGTTAGAATATCTAATTTTTCAAATCCAGTAAATACCAATTCTTTTTGATGAACCGATAAAACATCATCAATAATTTTATCAATCTTTTTAGGCTGTTTAGACATATTTATTGATATGTCGGCTATCTCTCCCTCTAATTTTGTTTTAATAGCGTCAAAATCGCTTATTTTTTCGTTTATGATAAGATTTAAAATATTCTTTAGCTCTCTTATTTGCCATAACCTTATAATTTCGTTTGAATAAGACTCCATATCACAAATTCCAGCGGTAGCGTTCATTAAGTCTTTAATGATACTTGTGTTAATGCTATTGTTTTTTAAAAATGTTGTTATAATTCTAAAATCAACAACTTCACCCGCACCAATTCTTTTAATAGCTTCTTCAAAAATTAACTTGTAATCATCAAAATAAAAATGCTTAGCTTCTAAATTTGGTGATTTTAACAAATTTAAGTTATTTGCTAGAATATTGCCAATTATAGCTTCTTCTAACTCTTGATTAAAATTTTCTTGTTCCATGTTATTTATTTAAAATGTGTTGATATGTATTTAAAAAACTAGGTCTATCGTTGTTTGTGAAGTTTTTATTGTAATTATTATTTTTTGGCTCAAATACTCCTTGCCAAGAATTCTTAATAGAATTTTCTAAAGCTATATTGCAATCACCAGTTTTATTATTTTCAATTTTAGTTAAATCTTTTATTAATAATTCTTTTGCTTTTTCTGTAAGTGGTTTTTTTATCTTTACTCGCATTTCTATGAAAGAATTAAATAAATCTTTATTTATAAAGATTGGTAAATCATTTTCATTCTTAATATCATTTTCATTCTTATTCTTATTCTTATTATCATTCTTATTATCTGCTACTTTTGCTACCTTTTGCTTGCATTTGCTAGCATTTGCTACCTTTTGCTTGCCACCAATTGAACCAGCTTCACGCCTAGCTTCACAGGTTTTTTTGTAATTTTCCTCGTCTCTTTCAAATTGATTAATAAAAGGAATTATTGCCATCTTTAAACCAAAATCTAATTCTGGTAATTGGTTATTTTGTTGATAAAAATCTATAGCTTTAATAAAAATTCCAGCTTGTTCATTTGTCATATCTTTCAATATATGCAAACTATCTTTGTGGATTATAAAGCTTTTACGCTTTGTGTGATTTGTCATAAGTTCCTGAATTTCCTTTATTTTGTTTTATTGAATCTAAAATATCCAAATAAAAATAATTAAAATATTTCTCAACGCCGTCTATTACAATTTGTGAAGTATTGATTTTTTTCAACTCTCCAACTAATCGTCCTAACTGCCTTGATTTAATTTTGTCTAATTTATCTTGAATATCCATAATTCCCTGATTTCCTTTTGCAAAATTATTTTGCCCTTTCATAATACTTATTAATTTTTATTTGTCAATTATACTTTAATATTAATTGCGATTGATGATGTTGGTAATTTTTCGCCATCTTCAAGCAATCCTTCAACATGAAGCCGTAAAGCCTCTTCTGCATTCTTTTTAGCTTCCTCTAAAGTATCGCCACAAGTTACGCATACGCCAAATTTACCGCCCTTAAAGTCGGGGAAGGATACGCTATATTTACCGTCTTTTTCTTTTTTTATTAGTGCTGGATATTTCATAGTTTTATTTGTCGTTTAATTGTTTATTAAGTGTTTCAATAATCCAAGATAACTCTTGTTGATTCATTTTGTTATTTGCTAAATCTAATATTATTTTTTGCGAATCTCTTAAGCGATTAGACAAATAATAAATACTACTTCGTAAATCCTTATTTTTAATTTCTATTAACTCTGAATTATAAGTTATATCTTTGTTTTTGCGGATTAATTTTTCATTTTCCATTTTTAACTTTTTAAAATCAAAAAATTTATGTATTAGTACAGCTATTACAAAAATCCCGCAACAAATTACAATTTCTATCATATATTTATTTCTTAATTGTTAAATAATTGTTAATTTTTCTTTGTGTCTCTTCGCTTTGCTTTTCGAGTGTTTCAAGTTCGAGATTCCAATCACCAGCACCGTATAATGAATACGGATTAAGTTGTAATCCGCAAAATTGCGAACCTGCAATATTAAAAATTATTCTATCACCATATAAATTTTTAATATCTTTGTTTTTGAATGCTAAAAGCACCCTAGAAAGCGTAAGGGGTTTACCTATTATTTCGGTTATTTCATTATGATAAGGCGAGCCAATTGTGCGAAATAAATTCTCAGTAGAAAAATCGCAATAATTATCAATGATAAATATTTCTTCGTTAAAATCCTTAGTTGAGAAAAATCTTTTAATTTTAACTTTACAGCCAACGCCCAGCTCCTTCTTCAAAGCCTCCTCATAACTACAGTCATGAATTGCTTCAAGTATAAATTTACGATTCTCTTGTTGTATTTGTTCTAATGTTTTTGTCATGTTAGCCCCTCAAAAAATAAATATAACAATTGCCAATTTTTAAAAATTTGCTCGGATTATGTCTAATAAAATAAAGAGGTCTTTTTTCGTAAATTATTCCGATACCTCGATTAAATAATTTAATCCAAAAGCCCGTTGTTGATATGTGAAATTCAAGTATGTTTATTTTTTTCATAGTTATATTTGGCTTCTCTTTCTTCTAGCTCTTTTTCTTTTTTTCTTAATTCTCCTTTGACTTTTATTACATAATTCTTTTGTTCTTCCATCCAATCTATTTGTTCCTCCATCCAATTTTTATGAGAATTTTCAATATTTTTATCTTTGCCGTAAAAAATAAAAATATCTAATATCTGTTCAACGAGATAAATATCATGTTCTTGAGCTGTTTCTGCCAAATTTTTTAAATAATTATATATTCTTATTTTTTTGGCACCATTCCATCTTTAAATGTTCTTTCATTAACATCTGAGTTTATTGCACTCAAATTATATTTTTCTGTTTCTGATGTTGCACTATTCATTTTATTTTCCATTACTCTATTTTCTTCCTTTAGATATATATCAGCTTCTTCTTTGAAAACTTTTTTTAACTCTTCAATTTTAGAAATTAGCTTTTTACGCTCTTCAATGTAGTATTTTGTCCAATAGTCGTCGTTAGTATCGGAGCTTGATTTAATTTGTGTTTCTTGAGTAAATAGTTTTTTAAAGAAATTTGTCATTTTGCTCCGCACTTTGATTTTTGGCGAAGTGTAGCGTGCGGGCTACACTTCATAAATATAAACTTGCTCGCACCAAGTTTAAAAAGAAAGGAAAGGATAGCAGTCTTGCGACTGTTAGCTGGATTTCTCCGCTAATTTACTTCGTTTATCGCAGTTGTATCTTATCGAACCGCTTCGCTTTTCACTATCCAATTCTATTAGCGTAGCAACCAAAAACACTAATAGAATAAGAGAGTGAAGGGGCGAAAACGCTTGAGGTCGTGGATATTCGCCCCCCTTAACTTAAAATTCTATGAAAAATTTGAAATCAATGTAATTCCTAATTTCTATTTGTCAATATTATTTTTAATTTCTTTTATTTGTTCAACCAAAATTGGAATTAAATAAAGCACTAAAAAAGCAAGTATTAAAAGCCCTCCCAATGTTGCGCTAGTAAAAATAATCGCAATGCTAATTAGTAAAACAATTATAGTTAAAAATAGTTGTTCCATAAATTTTAATTTTCGTAGTTTCCGCTTAAATGATAAGTGCAAGTCTTACACTTGGCACGGCATAAATTTAGCTCCGTGCTAGTGTTTTTAATTGCATTTTCATTGTGAATTAATTGAGTTTTCATTTGCTCAACTTTGTTTTGCAAATTCTCAACTTGCATTTCAAGTTCAATTATTTCATCGTTTTTAAGCTCGTTGAAGCGTGTTTTATACTTTAATAAGTCAAAGACCCATAAAGTTAAAATTAGAGCTAAAAGTGCTAAAAAAGCGATTATTAATTTTTTTTTGTTTGGAGATATTTTCATAGTTATTTAATTAAGTTAGTTTGCTGTTTATTTCAATTAAAGTTTTTAAATCTAATTTATTAAAATCAAATATAAGTTCGACCAAAGGATATCCAAGGGTCATCTTTTGACACTTTATTACAAAATCCATCAGTGTTTATTTTAAATTTATCACCTTTATCAGTTATTGCCAGAGTCGGAGTTATTCTAGCAATTGTCATTACACAATTAACGCCGTTATCATTAGTAGCATAAATTTTATCGCCAATTTGTAGTTTTTTCATAGTTATTTAATTTCAATGTTATCGCACGATACATCATAGTATTTTGTGCAAAATTTGTTATAATAGTCTTGCTCAGTAAGCTCTTCACGCTTTAATTCATAAACACAAAGCGAGAAGAGAATTAAAAAGCCAGCAATAAAAACCATTGCTAGAAGTATTAAAATTGGATTTTCTTTAATCATTTTTAACCCCCTTCTTTTTAGTTTCAATTCCATTTTCTTTTAAAATCAATCGTATTGTTTTTAAAGTTAAAGCAAAATGTTTGTTATGCTCGTCAAGATATGCTTTAGCACCCGACACTGACTGATTTCGTTTATAAAATGCGTGTATTACGCTTTTAATTATTTTTTTGTAAAAACCCGAGGTTTCTTTTATTTTTATGTAAATCATATGTTTATTTGTTAATTGTTAATATTTAAATTTGAGTTAATATAAAATTTACGCTTACAGCAGTTAGTAAAAGCCAAAAGCCGTATTTATAAAGCTTTTGTTCTAATTCGTCCCGTTCACGCTGGCGTTGTCTTTTTTGTTTAATTTGAATATAGTTTTTAGTTTTGTAAGTTTTCATAGTTTTTTAAATTAATTGTTAATATTCCAAACATCGGCGATTACTGATTGTAGACGCTGAGCGTTGAACTTTAGTTGATTTTCAAATTCAACTTTGTAAGTTTTTGCATCATGCGATTGCTTGAAACAAAAGATTGCGATTATTGCGATTGTTAAATAAATTTTATACATTTTTAAAAACTCCTTTTAAATATTTTAAAGCATCTTCGTCGCCGTCTCTTGCTTCCAAAAGCAGATTTAGCAAATGTTCTTTTTCTTGTTGATTCCAGCCATTATTTAAAGCATTTTCAACGGTTTTAAAGAAAGTTGCATTTTCTAAAAGTATTGCTTGAATTCTGAAACTCTCGTTATTTAATTTTGTTAAACGATTTTCAAGATTTTTCTTGATTGCTGTTAGTTTTTGTAATTTTGTTTTTTTCATAACGTTTATTGATTTAAAGTTTTTGGTTTAAAATATTGCCAATGTTTGTTTTTTTCTTTTGTGAGAATACATTTTTTTTTATTTGAATCATTCAGAGAATCATATTCTTTTTTTGTGATTTTTATAAAATCGGGTTGGTTTATCATGTTTATTTTTCAAGTTAATTGTTAATAATGCTATTATAAATTTTTACTTCAAACTCTTCGATATTTTCAATGATATCAAAATTTAATTTAAAGCCCAAAATTTTGGCATGTCTAGCAAAATCAAAGATTTTTGATTCAATGTATGCTTTGACTCTTCTTTGCTTCTCAAAATGTAATTTTTCGTCAATTTCATCTAATTTTGTAATGTCGATATTATTTTTTGCTAAAATTTCATCGCATAATTCGCTTGAACTGCAATTGCAAAGTTTTGAAAGTATTTTATTTCTTTCACTTTCTTTTGAAAAAATAGAAGATGTTGAAATGTATTGATGATTTTCTAAAAAAAGTTCATTTACTAATTCTAAAAAATTTTCTTTTGAAAATAATTTGTTCATATTTTTAGTTTTTAAGTTAATAAAGCGGGTTTTTTGTGGTGTTGTTAGTAATTATTTGGTGCCAGCATTTAAAATTTTATTTACTGCCCCTAAAACTCTTTTAAAATTAATTTCTTTTAATTCGTGTTTTTGACTGTCCAACCACCCTTTGATGTAGTCTCTTGAATATTCTAAACCCTCAAAAACTCCCAGCGATACTTTAATTAAATAAGCCGTGCTTTCGGCCTCAAATTCTTGTATTGATTTGGGCAACTGGTCGCCGTGCATCATTTGCACCGCTTCGTTGCTATGCAATAAACAATGTGCGACTTCGTGAATTGTAGTTTTAAATTTGTCCACTGCCAGCGGGTTTATTGCAATTATATTTTCGGTTGGTATCGCATAACCTTGACAATTGCCGTCAAGTTTTTCAAAATCCTTAATTTTGATGTTTAAGGCCAAAAGCATCTTATTTAGCTTAAAATCTGGCGGGGTATTAAGCTCGCTATATTCTGCCCCCTCGGTATCAGATAATTTAAACCAATTATTTTTGAAAACAAAAAATTGTTTTTTTTCGCCCGTTTTGTCGCCGTTATTATCTTTAACATCAAAAACTATCGGCATACATAAAGCAATGGCTTTAGCCCCTTTTTTAACTTGGCGACCCATTTCTTGCCATTTTTTATAAGTGTTAATTGGTTCGAGTTTATCCATTTGCATCATTGCGTGCCACTGATTTAAACTTGAGTAATTATAAAATTTACGATAAGCTTCATTTGCTCGAGACGGCTCGTTTAAAATCTCGTTCATGAAGCTACTAAAATCTAAATTATTTTCTTTTTTTGTTAAGTTTTTCATAGAGTTTTTTTTAAGTTAAATTATAAATTAGTAATTGTTAAATATTTTCCGACGCGAAAAATAAAAAGATTGTTTATTTTAGATTTTGTGAATGTGATGTTGAAAAATTTGATAGACATATTTAATAAATTTAAGTTAATATTAATTTTTATTAATAAATTTTGCGACTTTTATTCAATTGTCTTTTAATCTGATTTTGTGTCAGAATTGTAATCGAAGCGACGCTTGTTCTTTTAAAAATTGGCTCGTTATCCATGTTTTTAGAATTTAATTCTAATTTCATTTGCTCTTGTGCTTCTTCTAAGTTATTAAACATTGTTTCAACTAAAATTTCTTTATTTTCGTCGATAATTTTAAGTAAATATATATTTTTCATAAGTTTTTAGTTTTTAAGTTAATATTAAAAATTATAATAATTATCGCTTATTTTGATTATTTTATTTAAAATAATCTTAGCTTTTATCAAATCTTCAAGCGATGAAGTATCAATCATATCGATGATTATCTTTTTAGCAGAATCAATGCAATCGTTGATTAAAAAGATTTGATGCTTATAAAAATCCTTCGGCAAGATGTTTTTGTCGTCATAATTACATCTCTCTTCTGAATAGTCTTGTGAAGCTAATTTTTTAGCTTCTTTTAAAAAGTAATTTAAGTTTTGCATAGTTTTAGTTTTTAAGTTAATATTTAAGTAATTAATTTAATTTGTTAATCACTTTATAAATCACATAGTAAATCACAAAATAACAATTGTCAAGCATTAAATAAAATTATTTTAAAGATTATTCAAAATGGGATAAGCTTAGAATATCAAGGCTCGGCAGGGATATTAAGAAATAATAATAAAAAAAAGATTAAAAATAATTTAAAAAAAAATTGAAAAAAAACGATTAAAAAATGAAGTAGAAAATGATAAAATTAGAAGTTAATAAGAATATTATAAATTAAGAAAATAGAAAATAATTGTGTCAAGAGAAATAATAAAAAAAATGAAGTGTTGATAATGTTGGCTCAAATTGATATAAATGCTTGTGAAATCAAGAGAGAGTAAGATAAAAAAATAAGTTGACTTTTGGGAAACATGTGATAGAATGCAAAAAACAAAAAAACAAAAACAAACTAAATAAAAAAAGGTTCTCGAGTCTTTGCTCTCAACCTTTAAAAAATAAAACCTCCTGCCTTTATAGTGATATATTTTCTAAGGGGTTCTAGGGGATTTCTTTTAAAAAAATATTTTTTAGCAAAACTAGCATTTGTTAGCATTTGCTACAAATAGAAATTAAGTTTACATAATCTTTTATTGAAAAAATCTATTGACAAAATAAGTTTACATAATAAATTAAAAATTATTGTGCTCGAAATTTGATTTAATTGATTGATGATATGAATTAGAATGATTGATAATAAAGTTTAATCATCGTCTAAATAATACGCACGCGCGTTAAATAATTGCTAAAAAAATGCAGAATTTAAAAGAAATAAAAAAAAAAGAATTATCAAAAGCTGATTCTTTCAAATTATTAAACGATAATCTCGAATATGTTCTTAACAAGATAAGCAATAATATTAGTTATGCTTCTATAGCAAAAGAATTTAATATAAATGTTGCTAATTTGTGTTTCTTTCTCAATCAAGATGACATAAAAGAAAAAAAAGAATTAGCTTTGCAAGTTGCTTCATACATACAAATTGATGAAGCGAAGCAACACTTAGAATCAATAGATGCTGATGACACAAATGCAAGCGTTCGCAAGAAGTGTGAATTATCGCAATTCGCTACATATTTAGCAAAGACTAAAAATCGTAAAGAGTTTGATTTAAATTATAAGTCTCAAGAATTACTAACAAATAATAATAATATTATAACACCACAACTTACTCTAAAAGTTGTTAATAATTCTGATAAATTAACAATTACAAATGAGAATGATTAAATATATATTACTTATATCATTATTATTAATCTCTAATAATTCTTATGCGTCATGTCGATGCGTGTGTATTAATCGAGAAGTAGTTCAAATGTGCGATTCTCAGTATGATTATTACGCTTATTGTTATAATAAAAGATGTTAAATAATGTTGTAAACTTCGAGCTTCAAGAAAAACAATCTATTTGTTGGACTTCGCCCGCAACTGAGATTTTATACGGCGGCAGTGCTGGCGGTGGTAAGTCTCATGCAATGCGAGTAATCGCAATAATGCTTGCTTTTAGTGTTTCTAATATTCAAATATATTTATTTCGACGAGTCTTTGCTGACTTGCTTAAAAACCATGTTGAAGGCTCTTCGGGCTTTCGTGCGTTGCTTTCGCCGTGGATACAACAAAAGTTTGTAAAAATTACTGAGGAAGAAATTTCGTTTCAAAATGGGGCAAAAATTTATTTATGTCATTGCCAGCACGAAAAAGACGTTTACAAATATCAGGGGGCGGAGATGCAAGTCATACTAATCGACGAGTTGACACACTTCAGTGAGAAAATCTATAAATTCTTGAGAGGTAGAGCAAGGCTTGGCGGTGTTGAAGTGCCAGAGCATTTAAAACATAAACTCCCGCTAATTTTGTGTGGTAGCAATCCCGGCGGAATTGGTCATGAGTTTGTTAAACAAATGTTTATTGATAACTGCAAACCCCTTGAGCTTAGAAAAATGGGTGTTGAAGATGGTGGAATGATTCGACAATATATCCCCGCACGGCTTAGTGATAATGAAGTATTGATGAAGAATGACCCAAACTACGCTGACAAGCTACAAGGACTTGGAGGTGCATTAGCTAAAGCAATGTTAGATGGTGATTGGGACGCTATCGAAGGAGCTTATTTTGATAACTTTGACACTAAAAAACATGTGATTGATTATGTCAATGTCCCGCATACTTGGCACAAACTAAGAGCATTTGACTGGGGTTATTCACGCCCTTTCTGTGTGCTTTGGGGTGCAGTGTCGGACGGCTCGCTTGTTGATTGTGGAGGAATTAAACGAAGCTTTCCAAGAGGTGCAATCATTGTTTATAGAGAATTTTATGGTTGCACAGGCAAGGCAAACGAAGGCTTGAAGATGAATGTTGCTGATATTGCTAGGACTATTAAAGAATTACAGCAAGGCGAGAAAATGGACGAGATGAGAGCTGACCCTGCAATATTTGATGTATCATCTGGGCAATCTATAGCAAATCAGTTCGAAGCACAAAATATAGGTTGGCTTCCTGCTGATAATAAGCGAGTAGCAGGCTGGCAACAGATAAGGGCAAGATTTACTGGTAATGAAGATGGGCAACCTTTATTATTTATCACTAGCAATTGCAAGAATCTACTACGCACGCTTCCATTGATGCAATATGACAAGACTAAGCCAGAAGATTTAGACACAAACATGGAAGACCACGCAATGGATACATTGAGATATTTGTGCATGACACGCCCAATTATTCCTGCTGAGATTAAAAAACCACTAACTCTTGAGGAATCAATAAACAAACAATTTGAGGTGCAAAAATTAATTGATGAAATAAAAAAACAAAATGAACTCTTGACAAAAAGAAAATAATAAATAATATACAATAAATTAGAACGGATAAATATTAATAAATTTTAAATTGGAGCGGAATAATTATAAAAAATACAATGGATAAAAGAGAGTGGGAAATAAAGAAGGAAGAAAAAAAAAATAAGAGAAAAAATGAAAAATATGAAAGAATTAGAAAAATATGAAAAAATATTTTTTCCGAAGAAAAAAAGAAAAATAAGAA